GTACCGCCCGTGGTGTTGCCAATCAACAGTTGACCGTCGGTGTAGCTGGTTTGTCCAGTGCCCCCATTAGCAACGGGAAGTGTGCCAGTCACGCCCGTGGAAAGCGGCAGGCCGGTGCAGTTTGTCAGCGTTCCGCTGGATGGAGTTCCAAGAACGGGCGTGGTAAACGTCGGGCTGACCGACAACACCATGTCTCCGGTGCCTGTAACGGCGTTATTCAGCGTCACGCCGCCATAAATCAGCGCCCCCGTCATTGCAACCGCACGCGGGAACGTGTAGGTGTCTCCAGCGCCTGGAGCACGAAGCTGCGGCGTTGCGGTGTCAAGAGCGATGACTTCAAATGCGGCCATGATTTACCTCAGACGGTGTACGATGTTCCGTTGCTTGACAGAACAGTGTTTGTCACGGTGTAAGAGTTACCAGAACTGTTTAAAACGGTTAGCAACACACTATACGCCGTGCCCCCACTGTTTTGGACAGAAATTGTTGACTGCGTTGTAAGCTGCACTCCGGTTTTGCCCGCAACCCACGACTCTGTTGCGCTGATCTGCGAATCTGTGGACTGTGCGCCCCGGATGATGAGGGATGACAGCCAGCCTTGAAAGTACAGGCTTGCGTTGTTGCGTGCGCCAATAAACAGCGGGTAGTTGCCGTAGTTGCCGGCTCCTTGGTCGGCAGTGCCATTTGTGCCGCTTGCTGCGCCATTTATTCTTAGTGCAGACAAATCTCCAGCAATATTTCCAGTTGCAGTTGTTATCAAAGTTACTGGAGATGCAAAGCCGGCAGAAATAGCAATCTGACCAATCGCAGCGGCAGCATTTCCGCGAGAAGTAAACGCCAGATTTGCAGCGGCAGACACGCCGTCGTAGCTTGGAGAAAAAAAGAAAGAACCTGCGTTGCTGTTAAAATTGGCGCTCAATTCCGCCAATATTGGCGCAGCATCACTCAACTTCCGAACCCCCGCAAACACCGTCATCTTGTCGGTAGCGGTGAAGTCAATGCTGCCCGTGGACATCGAATCGTCCACCCCGTCAAACGCAAGGTAGGGCAGGAAGCCCACGGTGTCGTAGTCTGTCGCTGCGGCAACGCGCTGGTAGGTGGGGCCGATCAGGCCCGTGGCTTGGCTGGTGGGGCGGAGGTCTGCGCCCCAGACTAGAACGTCTGCCGTTTCGTCGTTTCCAGGGATTGAGTCAAAAAGAAGAATTTGCCCACCTATTGATGTGGCAGTTGCAGTTGTGGAAACAGTGAATCTTTGCCAATCGCCGGTCACTACACAGTTGATGCCTGTTAATTCAACACGCAACCCAACATTTGACGTTCCGCCAGAAAACGTTTTCATCCACACAGAAAACGTGTAATTCAGTCCTATTGCTGAAAGAACAGACTGTTGGATTCTAGAAAACGTACCGCCAGTTTTGTTGAAAACAATTCTGTCTGCGGTTTGCGTGCCATTTGGCGCAAGACCAGCATTAGCAGTAACAACCGGATTAGTGGCACCGCCGTTGTCAAGCGCCCACACCGCATTATCAAACTGCTCCGAATACGTCAGCAAGTTATACCGCGCCGCCAGCTTCGGGCGTTTTGTGCCGGTGGAGGTGACGTGGTTGCCGGGGAGTTCGCGGACGGAGACTTTGGATACCGTAGCGGCAACACCAGCAGGGGCGCGAAAAATCAAATACGCTTGTGACGCGGATTGACGATAGGTGTAGGTACCGTTACCCAGCGATGGCCCAACAGTTCCTTCTCCCGCAAATACTTGTACTGTGCCGCCCGTCACGCCGGAAAGCGTAAATTGCGTGACGTAAAACTTTCCAATTGTATATTGCGGTGTTTGACTAAGATCTCGGCTGGCAACTTGAGAACCGTCAATCGTAAATACGCCGCCTCCAGCGTTGGTCCACGGCGAGTTGATTGTCCCAAACCCAGACCACAACTCCGCCCCAAGCGTCGTAGGCGCACCCTTGCTCTTGTCCAGCATCAGCCCAACAAACTGCTCCACCCCCGTCACAGGCGTGGTGCCTACGCTGTCGGTGAATAGCGTGCTGAAATCGCTGGGGTCGTACCATGCTCCCTGCTCGCCGGCAGAGAACAGATCGCGTGGATCAAACGGAGCAATGCCAAACCCGGCTTGCGAACCAAGCCCGATGGGCAGGCCGTTGCGGATGGGTACGCCGAAATAAGGCATCGCTCAGACTCACTGAATGTTGATCGGTTTGGCGTAAACCGTGCCGCCGCTGGACACTTGGACAGCACTCACGCGCCACGGCGCACCCGTGCCACCCGGCACAGCAAACGGAATCGGCGTGTTCGGCGGAATCGGCGTGTCGGCGGTGGTGGCCGTGGCATCGACGCCGACGCGGATGTACGCTGCCGTGGTGCACCACACCACCACGCCCTGCGGGCCAGCGGGCCAGCCTGTGGTGCTGCCGGCCGTGCCGGTGTACGAGGCGGTCTGCGCGGCAAAGGCGGCGTCGTCAAGGGGCTTGAGCAGTTCCACAGAGTGTCCTTTCGGGCCATCAGGCCAGGAATTTGAGCTTGTACACGGTGCTGAGATACAGCCCAACAATCTCGTCAATGATGTTCTGCAGCGGCGTGTCGGTCTTGTCGCAGACGTCGTAGCGCGTGTCTTCCAGCGTCTTCAGCGAATCCTGCAAGAACTCCAGCACGCTGTTGGTCTTGGCGGCCTGCTGCAACTCAATCGGCCCGATCAGCCCGTGCCGGCCCTGATACGCCTCGGCGAACTTATCCGCCAAGTCGATGATGCCGTCATAGAACGCGTTCAGCGCAACGTGCTTGGCGTACGAGCGCGTGTTGAGGTGCGCAGAGTGCGCCACGTCCCGCGCGAGGAACAGGTGGCCGATGAACGTCTCGCAACTCATACCGGGGCTCCTTCGGGCATCGTTTGCGGCGCACCCAGCATGCCGCCAGGCGAAGCCGGGGCCATCGGCATAAACTGGCGCTGCGCAGCCTGCAGATCACCCACCGCCATGATATCGCGCATGGTCTGAATGACCATCTCCTGGATCTGCTCGGGCCTCATGCCGGCCTGCACCACGCTCAGGCGCTTCGTCTCGGAGTCGTATTCCTTGATCTTCAACTCCTGCGCTTCCATCGATTGGTTCACGCGCTGAAGCATCTGCATCATGCCCTGCAGTTCTTGCGTCAGCACTTGAATTTGCTGGTTTGCAGCCTGCAACGCCGGGTCTTCCTGATCCTGCAGCAGCTTCGGGTCAATGGTCTTGCGCAAACGCTCGGCGAGCTCGTCAGCACCCGGCCAGTCCATGTTCTTGACGAACAGGTCGCCGGCCACGGCCCACAGTTGCGGCGAACCCTGCAGAATCTGCGACATGGCGTCCATCGCCTCCTGACGCTTGGTCAAGTACGACGGACCCGTGGTGACCACGACGTCGTACTTGCCGACGCCGGGGTTGTAGATCTTGGCGATGACCACGCCCGACTGGTCTTTGACCTCGCGCACCGGCTCGGGCTGCATCGGGTCCAGACGCGCCATTTTGGTCTGGCCGTCCACGCCGATAATCCGGGCGATGCGTTGCGTGTCGTAGATCTTCGGGATCAGGTCCACGATCTGCCGCGTGACATAGCGCACCGCCCGGGCTAGGTTGTCCACGTAGTGGTAAGTGCCGGTGTCCGACTGTTTTTCACGGGCCAGAATGGCTCGGCCGCTGCGCTCGTTGCTCGTAGCGCCCAAGCTGCTGTCGTACTGCCCCGTGGTGGCCTTTAGATCGTCCGAGGCGCCCATCTTGGCAGCAATCAGACCCTGCTGGGCCATCGGCGGCTGCGCACGTTGCGGCAGCGGGAACGAGGTGCCCGCGCCGTCGGTGGCGTCGGGGTTGACCTCCAGATACGGCCAATTGGTCGTGTTGGCGGTTTTCCACTGGTGCTCGTAGCCCTCAAACTGGCCGCCGTACCCGATGAACGGGGCCTTGGGCGCCAGAGCCAGCATCTCGGCTTCCTGCGACACCCAGTAGTTGTACATCCGCTGGGCGTCCTTGGCATTGCGCACCAAGCCGCTGATGTGGATTTCGCCGTCAACCTCAAACTCGTTGCCGATCACGCGCACCACCGGGATCCACTTGCCGGCCCAGTCGCGCTCCTCAAGCATCTCGTACCCGTTGGTCTTGCACCACTTCACGCGCTGTTGCTCGGCCTGCCGGCTGCGCATGGGCATCAGGCCCATAGCACGCATCTGCCGGTCCTCTGGCGAGTCTTCAAACGCCGTCATGCCACCAGGGTACAGGTGCAGCGTCTTGAGTTCCTTCTCGATGTAGAAGTACTCCGCGATCCGCACCATGTTCTCGTTTAGCCAGTACCCCGACGTCGAGTCGCCCACGCTGTACGACAACAGAGTCGAAACCGGCGCGGCCTTGGGGTACAGGCGCTCGTACTCTTTCTTCGTCAGGTCTTGCGTGATGAAGCAGAACTGCGCATCAGCACCGCACGGATCTTGGATCAGCGGGTCCATGTACACGCTGAACGAGTTGCGGATACGGCCGATGCGGATGTCCTGGTCAAACGTGTCGGGGTCGCAGTACTCCGTCAAAATGCGAATGTAGCCCTCGCCAAACGTCACCTGGTTCTCGCAGGCCGTGTCGTAGGCGACGTCCGCGTCGGACATGTACTCGATGTGCCGCACGATGCCGTCGAAAATCTCTGCGACTTCCGGGTCGGCCTTGTCGTCCGCAGGAATGACCTTGCCGCTGGGGCGGTTCTGGCGCTGGTCGTTGGTGACCGACTTGACGTGCTGCGGCAGCTTGTTGATCGTCAGGCACGGCCTGGCGTTGATCGTCTGGCCCTGCACGCTGCCGCGGGTAGCCAGCACGTCCTGCGGCCATTGCCACGAATTGTCCGAACTGCCGGCATAGAACTTCAGATCGTCCAGCTCGTTCTGTCTCGAATTCGACACCGCAGCCTGCGCCATTGTCATGCGCTGACGCATCTCAGCCAGAAAATCCGCGTCCTGCTTGCCGCCAGCAGCAGCCACGCGGGCCCCGGCAATGCCGGTGGAATCGGAGGTGCGGTTGTACGAAGCCATTACTTCTTCTTTGCAGGCGCGGGCTTTTGCGCCTCGCGCTTGACGCTGTACGCGATGGCGACAGCCTGTTTCTGGGGCTTGCCGGCCTGCACCTCAGCCTTCACGTTCTTGCGGAACGCGGCGGAAGACGCTGATTTCACCAGAGGCATGTCATTTCCCCTTCTTTGCCGTCTTGGCCGACTCTTTGAACGCCTTGGCCGTCGGCGCACCCAAAGAGCCCGGTTTGCGCATCTTTTCGCCGCTGCCGGCAGCGATGCGCTCGCGCTTGGCGTGGATGTTGGCGTAGAGGCCGGGGTCGCCGGGTTTTTTCATGCTGTCCTCATGTGTGAGGGCAAAAGTTGACCTTTTCCGCCCTGCACAGTCGCTCTATGCACTATGCAGGGGTGCATTCTGCCATGCTCAACCTTGTGCAACACCCGAAGATTTTCCACGCGGTTGTCTGAATGCACGCCATTGCGGTGATCGACCTCTTCGTCGCGCTCAAGCGGCTTGATAAACGCGTGCGCTACAAGCCGATGCACCAAAAACGACCTGCAAGGCTCAGTTCTTGGGCCGCCGTCACGCAAACGCACCTCAACGTAAGGTTTTGTGCGTCCTGTATTTTTTTTGGGCGTCAGACGCATGATGCGTTCGGCAACTGGAACTGGAGCGTTGGCTTTTCCTCGACGAAAACGAGCCAAGGACTTGACTCGGCCAAGCGTGCTCACTTGGTATCGGCCCTCGTACCCTTGGATGTCGGCCCACATTTCAACACTTCCATCGTCGCATTGCGGCTTTTGCACGGCTACCCTCTTCGCTTTTTTCTGCGATAGGGTGCATTCTACTACAAAACGACGCTTTTCGGCCCTTATCGGCCTCAGTCTTCGGATTCGGCGCCGGCGCCTTCAGATTCGACCCCGTTTCGCGGTTATAGCGCTCGCGGCCCTTGGCCGTCAGGCCCGCGCCGCGCTCGGTGGGCAGTTTTTCGCCCCGGCCGACGCTCAGAGACACGGATTTCTTTGCCATCACCGCTCCCGGAGGCCCTCAGTGAGCCATCCAACCCGCCGAAACCACGCCGCGATCACTGATTGAGCGGCGTTGCTCCTTGGCATTGTACTCTCTGTGGGCCAAAGGGAACGCAAACGTGCATGCCAGCGCGTCGGCAGCGTCCGGTGACGCCAGGCCGCGCGATTTCATGTCCTTCTTCGACTCCAGGTACACCGTTCCGCTGCTGTCGGGCTTCGTCTTCGGCCCCGTCAGGTCGGCTTTCAACTGCCGGTCAACGGGTACGTGCGCCGATTTCAGCCAGTCACGCATCGCGCCCCACAGTTCGGCACGCTTGTTGCCCCACATCACGCTGGCCTTGGCTTTCCAGCCGAAATTCACGCCGCGCACCTTGAACCGCTGTTCCGTCAGGCGGTCCAGAATCCCGTATCCCAGCCCGCCCTCGTCAATCACCGTCAGCGCTGGCCGGAATTCCTCGATGGCGTCGATCACGTGCCCCACCACGGTCATTGTGTCATCGCCCCGATACCGCCGAATCGCCACCAGATCACGTCCCTGACGGGCCACGATCACGGTCGCGTCTGCGCCACTGCGCGCGGGGTCCACGCCTAGCACAATCGGTGCGGTTGGGTCTTTGTACGCCGGCCGCTTTACGGCGTCGTCCACCAGGCGCGGCGCGATAAACTGGTCTTCGCCGGCAGCGGGGAATTCCCCGTACACCTCGACGCGGGCCTCGCGGGAGTCCTCGCCGTACTCATCGATGATCTGCTGGTACACCCGCTGGTCGGTGCCCTCGACGCTGCGGGCGTCGATCTGGATGTTCTTCCAGAAATCCCGCTTGGCGTGGAAACACTCGAAAAAATACCCCTCATTGCGACGCGGGTTAGAGAACGCCAGCCAGTACCTGTCGAGGATGTTCTCCGTAAAAAACCCCGCGCCCACCGCCCAGATCGGATCCGGGATACCCGACGCTTCGTCGAAGATCAGCATCATTCCGTCCATGTTGTGCGTGCCCGCGTAAGCGTCCGGGTTCTCCTCGCTCCACAGCCGGCCCTCGGCCGCCCAGTACCGGGTGCCTTTCTTCAGATCGCGCTCAACAATCTGCGTCAGCCACTGCGCCGGCATGAGCTTCGTAGCACTGATTTCCCACCAGTGACTGTTAATCAGCATCGCTGACCATTTCGTCAACTCGCCCCAGGTCACGCCGCGCAACTGCGCCTCGCTGTTTGCGCTGACCATCACCGTGCTGCCGATCCGCGTCGAGAGCATCCACAGAATCAGCCAGCTCACCAGCGCCGACTTCCCGATCCCGCGTCCGCTCGACACAGCCGCCCGCAGGGTGTCCATCTCCAACTGCCCACGGTTCGCCGCGATGTGATCCCTCATCATCCGCAGCACCCGACGCTGCCACCGCCGCGGCCCGTCAAACGCCGCCAACGGCGTGTTCGGCTGCCCCCACGGAAACGCCAGCAACACAAACGCCTCGGGGTCGTCCCGAATACGCGGTTCCCACAGGCGCGTCATCAGCGCCTGCTCCTCGGTCGCGGTGTATATCGGCTTCTGCATCAGCGCGTCACCCCCGGCAGCGGCCGCGGCGCCGCCCGCATCATCGTCGGCGCGCCCTGCAAATACACCTCCGCAGGCCGCGGCGCCGTCATCGGATACGCCTGTTCAATCTGCCGAACAATCTCACTCCACCGAGCCGGATCCGCGCCAGGCGGCGGATTACTTCTCCAATCGTTCGGCCCCGGCCGACGGCCGACCATACCCATCGCATTCGCCGCCCGCGGCACCCCGCCCATCATCGGACCCAGCGCCATCAGCGCATTCATCACATTCCGTTCAACCTCACCCGGAATTCGACCCTGCGCCGCCGGCCCCGCGCCACCACCCGGGATCACTCCAGGCATTCCCGGCGCCACGTTCGCCCCCTGCATCCCCCGCGCCCGGGGGTCCATCGCCGACGGCGTTCCGGGCCGCACCAGCGCTTTGTCAGCATTCAGCAAATCCCGCAGCGTCTTATCGGCCCCGAACAACCGCCGAAAATCCGCCAGTTCCTCCGCCGTCACCACCGCACGCCCGTTAACCACCGGCCTGTCCGGCCTCGGCCCCGTGTACCGCGTGGCATACATCGCAACAGCGTTATCGTTCATCAAAGCGTTGGGCATACACGGATTCCTTGGCCGGCAGCGCCGCAGGCGTCGGCGCGGCGTTTATGTTACCAGCGTTCTACCCAGCGGCACCAAAGACTTGCAATGCATGACGGCTGCCGCAGCAGCGTATGCGGCGGCAGCGGCGTCTATCGTGTCAAAGCTGCCAAGCTCTACACTTTTGCCATTGGCTTGAATGCGCGCCCGCCATTTCTTGCTGTAAGGATGCCGCGTTACGCCACGCAGCCCGACAGGGCTATCTTTGCGCGTGCAGGCATTCTGCGTGTTGACGCACTGATCCGTGTCCCGCAGGTTGCACAACCGGTTGTCGCCGGTCTTGCGGTTGATGTGGTCAATCACGCCTGATGGCCACGCGCCATGCACGTACAGCCACGCAAGCCGGTGCGCCGCGTAGACCACAGAATCAATGCTTATACGCAAGTAGCCGCGCTTGTCATACGTTCCGGCGCGGGTTCCGGCCCTCATGTTGCCGCGCGTCACGCTCCACGTAAACACGCCGGTCAAAGAGTCATACTTCAGCAGCTCTTGCAGCCGCTGTTGTGTCAGAATGCGCGTAGCCATCAGCCTCTGCCCCAGGTTGGTTGGTTAGAGCCCCAGCGCCGGTCCAACGGCTCTGGGGCTCGATCATTTTAGCGTCTTCTATATCCTTGTTCAAGGACATAGTAACTCTTTTTTCTGCTTCTTCCAAGGCAACCTTAATACTAATCTGTTGCGACCCCTCAACCTCTACTCGCTGGGTTGCAACCCACGAATGCCGGTGCTTTAAAAACTCCAGCGCCGCCTTCGAATCCCCAGCCTGCGCGGCATCAAATACCACGCGGGACATTTCCATCTCACTGTCGGCCCGGCCCTTCATTTCCGCCACATCGGCTATCGGGTCCATTATCTTCAGCCGCGCCAGTTCTGCAGGCAACATACCTGCCGCCAGTGCAAGAGATTCTCCACGCAAACCCAAGCGAGCGGCATCGTATATGCGCTCCAGCATTTCGGGCGTGGCTTTTAGCTCGCGGGCGCGGATGGGAAGATCGCGGAACATGGCAGATTAACCCAAGCCGCTGACGCGGTTTCGGCAGTGAATTCGCGGAGCGCTTACGGCGCGGAACATCCGCGAAGTGTAGTGCAAAAAAAATTTCGTGCGGGGGCTCCACACACTTTGACGCCTTGCGCGGGTCCTGGCCGGGGGGTCTTCGCCGCACTCCCCCCCCCCCGCCTGGTCGTCAGCACACTGATCATCCTCGAGCTGGTCGTCAGCATACTGACGATGCGCATGCACACGGCCTGGCCCGCACCATGCTGCAGTGCAGCACGTGCCGGCAGGGTGACGCGCAGCGCCCGGAACCGGCTCGAGTGCAAGTAAGCGCCCACTAACGTGTCAACGTAGGCTGACGCTGCGTGGCGTAACGCGCGCTAGACGCGTGGCAAGTGTGGCAAGTGTGGCAGTTGCCACGGGAGTCTAGATCGGCGCGCCGATGGACTGCCACGCCTGCCACGGTTGGTTTGTGGGTAGTGTGGCAATTGTGGCAACTGCCACGCTATTTAATACCCCAGAATGGTACAAGCAATTAGGGTTTAGTGTTCCACTGCCACAACTGCCACGCAGAGGAAAAGCCACTACCACATCCGAGCCACCGGACTAGACACACCGGCACCATGCCCCTGACGGGCTCCGATTAGGGAAAGTCCCTACCGTTCCTGACGGCGGTTGTAAGTTTCGCGTCAGGAAAGCCGCCGACACTGTCTCTGTCGCGCCGATGGGCGGTGCGCAAGGAGTGAAGATGACGACGACGAACCCCGGATACGCGGCCGATGTCTGGCGAGTGCTGCAGGCTCAGGCACTGGCGCGCGCTGAGCGCGACGCTGGGCTGGCGCTGGCTGTGTGCGACGGATACGACGGTGAGCGCGGCCGTTACATCGAAGTGCAGCGCCCGAGCTTGGAATGGGTTTTGTTCTGGGCTGAGCGCTGACGAATAACCACGGGCCTGCGGGCCCGGTAATAAGGAGAGAGACGATGACGACGACGAAGACCCCCCGGGCCGGAACCGCAGCCGCGATTGCTGCGCAAATTCAGGCGAACGCGCGCGCGTGGAATGCGCGCGAGATCGACTATCAGGAATTTACGCGGCTGCAGCGCGCGGCATGGGATCCGGTTGTCGGCCGCAACAGGCTGCATGATCGCGTGTTGGCTATTTTGAACCGAGCTGATAAGGAGTGATGACGATGGCGATTGAATTTGCGATGCTGATTGCCTGCGTAGGCGTGCTGGTGGCAGTTATTGCGCTGGCTATGTTTATTGACTGACCCCGAGTTATAACCCCGCGTGTCGGGGTTATGGCGCGCGGTTTGCGCGATGACGATAGGAGTAGATGACGATGAAACCATACGCCCAGTACAAGAACGACGGCACGCTCTGGCGAGCCGGCCGCTCGATCATCGGGCTTTGTTCGGCGTGGAATCACGCTACAAACCCTGCGCTGCTGATGGCAGAGGCAGACCACGATCGGTCCCGGATTTACGCTCGCGCGATCATGGCGCGTATGCGTCGCCTTGGGTTTGTTTTTGGCCGCGATTACCGCGAACTGTCGAACGGCATGCTGTGGCCGATGGCGCGCTGACGTAAGCCCAGCTTAAGCCCCGCCCCCGACACTGAACCCGCCCCGATTCGGGGCGTACTGGAGCAACGAAGATGCACGACACCCCCCTGACCCCCGCCTGCGTGGCGTTCGCCGTCGCATTCGGCCTCGCCCTGGGCGCACTGGTGGCACTTGGGCTGTAAGGAGCCCCCGCCATGCAATACCTGAGCATCCGCGTCCAATCCGCCCCCGGCCCCGATGCCGACGTCTTGGACTGGATCGAGCGATCCGCCCCCGATGCGCTAGCCGAGCTTACCGATCTGGCGGCATCGCGCCGCGCGCGCGTGACCGAGACGGCGTGGGTCGGTGACACGCTGCACGCCGAGATTGTCGAAGACTGACGCATCCACCGAGCCCCGCGCGCGGGGTTCTAGGATGCGCCACGGTGGCGCAGACAAAGAGGACGACGATGTTCTACGTGACTATGACCGACAAATTCATGTCCGGCTGGGGCGCTGCTGCCGGCAAGATCAATAAGCTGGTGATCGAGTGCCAGACCCATCAAGACGCCGAGCGCGTGGCGCGCAACGCCCGCCAGCGGCGCGAAATGCGCCGCGTGAGCATCCGCGCGACGAAGCCCTACTATCGCCCCGATTCGGTCCTGACGTCTTGGCGATCGTTTGATGACCTGCACGGCGCGTGGAAGGCCTGATGCAGCCCCCCGCCCCCGACACCCCCGCCGAGCCCCTACGCGGGCCTGTGTGGCCTTTCCCGCCCGCACTGCTGGACTACCCCAGCATGCCCCCCTGCGCGCGCCCTGTGGGCCGCGTAATCCCGCCGGCCGATGCCGAGCCGGCTTTGTTCTGAGGAGCAACGAAGATGCATACACCTGGACCCTGGACCGTGACCCTCGGCGACACCATCGCCGGCGCCCCCGCCTACTGGCTGATCGAGGGCGCTGGCGGCGTCATCGGTGACGTCCAATCGGTCAACGCCGACGACGCCCGCCTGATCGCCGCCGCCCCCCAGCTACTCCGCGCTCTGCAGCGCTTGACGCATCCCGCAGCCGACGATGACGACCTGGCCTATGCGCTGGACGTTATCCGGGTCGCCACGGGTGCGCCGTGATCCTGGCGCTGTTGGCTATCCTGCTGGCGCTGCTGCTGGCAGTGATTCTGGACCTATAATCGCGCGGTCCCTCTTGGGACCGTTGTCTCCTCCTCTGGCCGTGCCGCCAGTTCGCCCCGGGTGTTGAGCCCATCTCCGCCCGGGGCGTCTTTTTCGGAGCATCGAGAATGCTGACCATCACCCATTGCGACGCCGACGCTGAAACCCGCGCCCGTGGCGTCGCCGCTGCCGCGCGGTATTTCTCCGACACCGGAGCCGATCCCGTCGCGGCCTGGCGCGCCGCCGAGGCGTGCAGCTTCGGCGCCCTGTTCGACCGCGACGCCCTGCGGGCGTGGTATCTGGCTGAGGACGCCGCTGTTTTGGCCATGTACGGGCGTTGGCGCCACGCACCCGCCAGCGTTGCGCTGGAGTGGCGCGCGGAGCCGGTCAGACCACGCGCCGCATCGGGGTCGGCATAGACCCGAGGTGCGTCTCGGTCGCGTCGCGCGCGTCCGATTTCGTCCCGCGCCAATCCGGCGACGCCCAGCAGTGGCGCGAGGTCTGGTTGGCGCGCGATTTGCACATGCCGAGGTCTTGCCACCGCGCTTCAGCTAGCGCATGCTGCAGGGCCTGCAGGTTCAGCCTGATATGCGGGGGCGCCTGATTCTGCAGGCGATCCACCAGCGGCTGCCACGGGCCACTGATGACGCCGAGGCGGAATTCCTCGATGCGCTTCTCGATGCGGTCCACCAGCCACGATTCCGCTCCGCTGCGGCTGGTGG